CTTCCTGAAGTACATGAAGGCCGAAAGTATCGAGCATATTCAAGCGGCCTGCTACGACGACGCGGTGAAGGCACTTGAGAGGAAACGGAAATGAAACAACTCTCACCTGAATGGTTTGCCGCCCGGCGTGGCTGTCTGGGAGCCTCTCGCATCGCTGACGCCACGGCCAGAACAAAGAACGGTTGGGGTGCATCTCGGGCGAATATTATGGCTCAATTGATCTGCGAGCGTCTAACGGGGGAATCTGCGCCATCATTTACCACACCAGCCATGCAGCACGGCATAGATACAGAACCCCAGGCCCGAGATGCCTATTGCTTCCTGAACGATGTCGAAGTAGAGGAAATGGGATTTATTCCGCATCCGACAATCGAATGGACTGGCGCAAGTCCCGATGGCGTAGTCGGCGAGGGTCTCATCGAGATAAAATGCCAGAATACCGCCACTCACATTGAATATTTGTTATCTGGGAAAATCCCGCTGAAGTATGTTAAACAGATGCAGTGGCAAATGGCCTGTACCGAGCGCCAATGGTGCGACTATGTAGCTTTCGATCCCCGGCTGCCGATGGAATTGCAGATGAAAGTCGAGAGGGTGAAACGTGATGAGGATCTGATTACACAGCTTGAAGTATATGTGGCTGAGTTCATTACAGAAATGAAAGAGAAACTTAAACAACTGAGAGTCATGCTAGGTTGAACGCTGCCAGCGACCAAATAACATCCTAGCGGTGTGGTCCCGGCCAAAACGGGGCACTTAATGAATGTGATACCCCAGCGGGCGGTGGGGATTAATAACACCCGCAGCATGAGCGTTGCTCTAGGCACTGCTGATGGTCGCAGTGGCCTTCTCCTTACGTGATCATGCCGAGATCCGCTGCGAGAGTGCGGCACTAATTCTAAAGGAGAAAACAATGAATAGACACACAGACGACTGCGGATGTTTGGATTGGCTGCTGATTGCGGTGCTGGTAGGGAATCTCTCGCTGTGGGCACTGGTGATCTGGTGGCTGTCATGAGGTGGTTATTGTTATTGGTATACCTCGTTAAATCCAAAATATGAGACACAAATTCAACCAAAGAGGAAAGATACCATGAAATATTTAATGAAAATCACCATGATTGTTACGATTGCCTGGGGCGTGCTGTTATCCACAGGATGCACTGATGCCTCTATTGCTTCCCGCAATCTATCAAAAGCCGCCGAACAATTTGAGATTGCCCGCCGTATTGTCTTCTACAATGGGATCACAGGGGAATATATGCTTTCAATGGAAGGTCTGTGTTCCACAGAGCAATTAACAAATAAGCTCGCTGTAACATGTAAAACCGGCCCTGATAGCTATAATCGGCAAAAGTTAGCCCATATCATTACAGGATTATCTTCAAGCCTTCGGCAATTGTTCCTAACATTGATCTGAAATAGATAATGTGCTGTATGTGAAATATCGACTATTCTAGGAGGAAGAAATGAACGGAAAACAAGCAAAGCGATGCAGAAAAGTTGCGTAATCCATGACACTTGGTATGTCTAGGGTTGCATATAACCAACTTGGCATATCACCTGTTTATCAATCAATTGATGGCTTAGGGGCAAAATGGATAAAAATAAAACCAGGCGCGCCAAGAAGACTTTCAAACAATTGTACAAAATGGGCTTTACGTGAAATAAAAAAATCCTTAGTAGAAGCACAATGAGCCATAAACTATCATCCATGAGAAAGCGATTGCTGGAGTTTCAGATTGTTGTAAATGACACGGAAGATCCGCCTTGCAAGGTATTTAATTGCCACATGAAGGGAAAATGTGCTGCTGAAAGACTCGCATGTGATTCCTTCTATATCTACACGGTGTGCGCTTTGCAGCTCTCACCACATACGAAAGTCACATACAAACATAAACCCCAAGGGATCCGAGAACGATATGGGAAGATCCAGCGCATGGAAGTTAAGATGACGCCATATATCAAGCCAATCAAAAAGAACTATGAGAAGATATTTTGTGGTTCTAATGCCAAGTTGTAGTAAATCTAAAGGAGAATGAACATGTCAACAAAAAAACTTATCGAAGTCTGTGCCATTAGAGCCACCAATGATGGTATTGATATATAATAGTCAATGGTGGTTATTATCTGCCCATGACCGCCATCCCAGTCGCTACCCCGATGATATAGGCAGCGACGAAGAATATGGCGAAGAATATACGAAAGATCATTTTGCCAACATCTTATTCTTGTCATGACTGGATTTGCTAGATCCGAAAAAGAAATTCATGATCTGCATCAGCCCGGCGGACAGGATACCCAGGAGATAATTTGCCATCGTGGTCTGCATCGAGTCCATCTTCACCTGCCCGGTAAAGACGGCATAAAGCGTAGCCGAGAACGCGAGGACATAGATACAAGCGAGGATGATTTGAGGTATAAGGCTGGTTTTTATTCCCAAGTCCCTGGCGCTCTTACGGTCATCGACTTCGAGTTTCTCAAGATCAATGTCCAGCTCTCTCATAGCAACAGCAAAGTCATGGTCAGATTGCTTAATCTTGAGCATATCTGCAGGAGATGCGCCAGCCACATAATCAGCGACTTCTGACTCTGTGGCTTCAGAATTGCCGAGAATCTTATCAGCGATGAATTTCACAGCCATACCACCAGCAGGGCCACCAAGAGCAGAACCCAAGGCGGGAGCTACTGACTTAACGATAGACTTCCAGTTCATTGAATCGACTGGATAGGATGCCCAGTACCTTCTAGGATGACGTATAGCAGGTATATCCCAAACCCTATCCAGATGATATGACTCACCCAGTACGCTAGATCATGACCTTTGATTTCGTAATGCAAGCCAAACTTATCAAATACAATCCTCAATGCTTCAGTCAGGATATTGACGATTGCATGGGTAACGCCTAAGAATCCTTTGTGATCGTTTTTCGATTGCCACCATTTCATATAATACACCTCAATATGTCCACACCCAGGGTCTCGGACGATCCGGGCCATTCGGTAGACTGTCTATATGCACAAACCTATTCTTTGCCGCACCTTTCTGATTAATCCCTATACCGGTGATATCAAGCCCTGTGACGAGATTTAATAGATTATTAACATTACCCCCCATGATTAGTATATCTACCGCCTTGCCGGTCGTATGTGGCCCTGTTAAGCCTGTATGGCTAACGTGTGCATTATACTCTGGACACCGATAAGCCGACGAAAGTTTAAGCGGCATTCTCATTACATCCCTGAGATGAACCAGATTTGCCATGAATGTGTCATCCATTTCCATGCGGCCACAGCCACAGTGACAAGTCAGTTCTTCAAGCGTAAAGTGCCTCCATTTTGATGCGGTCATTAGGGGTGTCCTTTCGCCTTAAATAATTCGATAATTGCCTCAATGATGAGGCCAATTATACCACTAAACAATAAACGTTCTCGCACGATTCGTTTTTTACCTGAATCCTTGAGAATACCAATCTCTCCCTTTTGTCCGAGATATTCCTGATCACCGAATATCTCCTTATCATGCCTGTGAAGTATCTCTGCCATATCAGAAATTGCTTTCGTTAGGTTTTCGTTAAGAGCGGTTAATTCCTGTTTGACCAGAAGAATCTCAACGTCGCTTTTTCTTCGTTTTATTTCAGTCATTATTTAATTACCAGTTAGACAGCGCATTTCAAACCAGTCCGTATTTAATACATTACCTGAACCAGTAGTAACACGTGACCACCCTAATATAATATATTTTGATCCAGCTGTTCCCGTTTCCGCAGGCGTAATATTCATTACAAAATCACCTATCTCATAGTTTCCTGAAGTTGGCATTGCGGTTTTCTGTTGAAATGCTTGCCGCAAGAGAAATCTATTTGTTTGTCCACTGCTAGGGGCGTTGGTTATTTCCATAGAAATACCACCAACTATCCCTTCTTGACCAATTTGAAGTTCATCTGCACCTGCTGCTGCACCAGCTTTATTAAGAAATAATCTCCCATTAGTAGATACAAGCTTATTAGCACCCGCACCCCACAATTCATACATAATGTCTGGCGTTCCAGTTCCATTATTGATATATACTTTAGAAGCAAAATCATTATGGACTCTGAATTTTACATAGGTGTCAGAGCCTAAATAGGCAGTACCAGATTGAAATGCAATGAAATAGTCAAGATTTTCCCCACTACCTTGTTCTGTTTGCGGATCATATATATGCACATCTAACCCTTTCCCTATTTCAGCTAGATATTTGGTGTGATAAGCAGTAGAAGCTGCAGTAGTATAAGCAAAAGGATTCGTTATTCTCACGCCCTTTACAGAATCCGTTGTATATGGACTGAGCGAATATCCTGCCTCAGTACCAATTCCAATAAATGCTATTTGATCTGTCCCAGAATAACCTGATAAATGCTCTAGCCAAGGATTCTCAATAACAACAAAACCCGCACCTTGCTTAATTAATATTGCATGATCAGTTGCCGACCCACATCCAACAATAACAGGATTGACAATCTTGGAATCTGTAGCTTGTGTATCAATAGTAATTGCATGATCACAAGAAAAAGAATATAAATCGTGCATCGTGAATTGGTCAGTGCGTGGGCCAAGGTAAATCCCATATTTTGAATAAAGACTGGTGATATCATAAAAACGATTAATGTCAGATTGAACGCCAAAAAAATTATATTCAAAACGCTCGAACCCAATGTTGCGTAACTTTATTCCACCACCGCGCCAGTCTCTAATACCAGAAGCCCCAGCTTTATATTTTTGTGCGACATCATAATTTAGAGTTGTATCTGGTGCTGAATGACTAAACCATAAATTCTCAAAAAACTGATCTTGAGGACCATCAAAATAACTCCCCCCCCAATTAAAACCATTATCTGTGCCATTCTCAAAGACACCACCCGTTCCCGAGAAAGATAATTCGGTTCCACCTTCATGATCTCGTCCTCCATATTCACCCAACCAATGATTCATAGTTGCTGTATTGGTTATTGAAGAACTAATCAAATATTTTCCTTTAGGAAAGAATAATGTTTGCCCTTGAGTGGCATCATGTGCTGCTTGAATTGCTGTTGTATCATCCGTAACACCATCACCAACAGCACCAAAATCTTTTACACTAACAATATCCTGATTCTTACTTTCTTGAGTACGAGATACAGCACCAGTGCCGCCTTGGTTGTATCCAATCAGCGCTGATCCGCTAGAAGCAGCTAAATCAGTCCTTAATCCAGTATCAGTACCACTCCCAACTGATGCAGTAGGTTTGCCAGCAGCATCAAACACAAGAAACTTGCCTATCCTATTTGTCAACGAAGGCAAATCTCCAATTGATGAGGAAGTCTCATTTACTGGAAATTTCGGCGTTCTATCTAGTTCCTCGGATCTCTGCTGGATAAGCCTGGTGGCTTTATCTAGTTGCTGTTCAACAGAAGGAGAAGGAAACTGACCACCCAAAGGTAATGAGGTATTCTGAACATCAGAAAGGTTAGAGATAATAGTCAATGTTGTGCCGGAAGCAGGGGTATAATCAGTGGGTGTCGTGACGATCACTACATTGCCTGTCGTCGCTCCGGTAGGAGAATCTTTTGTTACGGTATATTGTGTTCCTCTAGTCCATATTGTTTCTACATCATTAGCATCAGTCAAGACAACTTGTAGATCATCTTCATCCCAAAATACAAAGGTGACAGCAAAAGTCGCTGTAGCGCCATCGCCATTATAGGAGTTCTTAACTAATGTTGAGGATAAAGTCATGTCAATAATTCAATAGAAAATTCAGTTCTTCCAAAATTAACATTTAATGCACCACCTGAATTTTGAAAGACTCTTACCTCAAAATAATCTCCTGGACTTACAGGAATTAATCCTGATGCAATATTTATATCCGAATTAAAAGAACCTCCTACAGCATTAATAGCTGCGGCAGGTAGTATTCCGCCAGTGCTAGTATTTTGTGTTATTTCAATGCTTCGCTGCCCTGTTACATTATTATTGAATTGCACTGTCGCAGCAACTTTAACATAAGGGATTCCACTAGGTACTGTTAGTCTTGAATTATTAGTAACAGTATCATGTATAGAATCGGTATCGAAATCTTCAGTATCAAATGTTAAAAATGTATTAGCCGAATCAGGAATAGATTGACTCGCACTTTTTCTAACGGCAGCGCCTCTTGGTCCACTACCGGAAATACTGATAACATGCACTTGATTAGCAGCAGTGGAAAAACAGATAAGCCGTTCACCTGCAACCGTTGTAAAATCGACTCCACCTGGTAAATTCAGATTAGTTGCGTGATGGGTTAATGTAACCGCCCCATCGAATTGAAGTATAAAGAATCGTCCGGCAGCGACAGTCATGGCGGTAATTCCTGTGGTGCCGGTCACATCCAGATAATTACCGTCAGTCCCTACAACCAAAGTAGCAGCAGAGGCAATATCAGCCCCTTTAACGAACAGAGTCGCCATAGCCGTACCAGGATCAGCATCGTCGAGCAAAGTGTCGATAAAGGCAGATACAGGCCCTAGATTAGCCGATGTACCTGCGGCAGCAATAGGTTTTCCATTGGAATCAAACGATAGGAACTTATCTGCCCTGGAACTGTCGATTGGAAGATCCAGCAAACTTACAGTTTGGGTATCTGTTTTGGGGACCAATAAGGCCCGATTGAGTATATCCTGAAGTTTACTGTCTCGTTGTGCAGCCAGATCCAGGCCATCTTCAACACTGGGAGAGGGGAAAGGACCACCCAAAGGAAGGCTTTTGGTCTGCGTATTAGCAGGTTCAAGCGTGATAACTAGAGTTTCACCCGTAGCAGGGGCGGTAGTGGCCGTTAATGTGCCGCCAGAGCTAACCCCTGCTGTTGTAAGTGTATAATCAGTATCCAGCACCCATATAGTCTCTACCCCGGCAGAAGAGCGATGAGTAGCCACTACATCAGCTTTAGCGAAATATACCCAAGTTATTGAAAAAGCTGTTGTAGCTCCGTCACCATTATAAGAAAGTGCGGCGGCTTCAGTTGAGATTGTCATTGTTCGGATACTCCTGGGGGTAAATTAAATTCTTTTGGGGTGAATGGTGTTTCTTTTCCTTCACCAGCAGCTCTAGCCGCTATTTCTCCGGCAGTGATCCATGTTTTTAAATTAATGGACCCCTTTCCTAATTTAGCTGCTCTTTCAAGAAATGCGGCGCCTGCTTTTGACATAAAGATTGCCGTCATGGTTTCTGGAAGTCTTGCTCCAGCTAAAGCGCCAATACCACCACCGAGAGGGCCTCCCCCAAGAAATCCCAAAAGTCCACCAATAATAAATCCACCCGCCTTTGCTAATTGCCCACGAATGACCAATCCACCACCACCAAATCCTTTGGTTTTTTCAACAATCTTCAAAAGTGACGATAACCTTTCGTTTATTGTAGGTATTTCGTCTTTAAGTGCAGCAGTGAAATTCTTATTAAACTTTTTACTTTTAGGATTAGTTAAATCCGCAAACCATTTTTGGAATCCAGTGATATTTATAGTTTTTCCTTTGTCTGTATCTTTAACGAATCTAGCTACCCCTGCTTCCATATCTTTAATGGAGAACTCTAATTTAGCGCGTTTAATTGCTGATTTAGCAAGCCGTGCGGCGCGAGGAGCGCCACCTTTTAATGATGACCCTATTGATATTTTGTCCAGGTCATTACTTATTGATTTGAATACCTTTTTTGCAGATCCTAATTTTATTCCACCAGCAGTTTGCGCTTTTCTTACTGCAATACCTATTTGTTGTCTGGCATTAACAATGGTATCCAATGAAACATTGGTTATTGTTTTATCGCCTCTTAGCATTGCACCAATACCTATTTGAGTTTCTGGACGCAAAGTCTGTAACGTTTGCCTTAATACATTGATAGATTGGCGAACTTCAGGAAAAGCCTTTATTGCGTCCATTTCATTGATTAATCCATTAATAGAATCAATGGTATTGTTCAAGGAAGTATTAGGTATTTTTATACCTGAACGTCTTACTGCTTCATAAAGTTCGCTTGCCGATCTAGTTTGCAATCCCTTTTGTTTGCTTAATATTTTAGTACCTATACTTTCAAATTCTTCTGCTGCTGCTGCGATCTGATTCTTAGCTCTTGCTACGCGTGCTCCAGGGAAATGGGTAATTGCTGCTCCAGTCACTCGACGACTACCACGAAAGACTGTGCCTACTGTTGGACCAATAAGAGGCCCAGCCGCAGAAAGTGCGACATTAAGCCCACTTTCTGGAGCAATTCCTGTTTCTTGCGCCAATAATTCTCCGCCAACTCCGCCCGCAATAGCGCCAATTATTGGGCCAACAGGTGGGAAAAACGGAGCGCCAGCAGCAGCGCCAGCGGCAGCTCCAGCAATAGCTGGCCCTGCTTCAATAAAAAATTGAGCTAAGCCAGGTTGTTCTTCGACGGCTTTTCGCACATTTTCTCTTGTTTGTGGTTGGACTACTTCTAAAGGTCCAGATTGCGGGGCCTTTGGTGGGATATTAGCTGAAGCTACAGGTTTCTCTTTTGGCTCTATTGGAATAACTTCTTTTTTGGGAAGAGAGTTAATAATAGCGGCTTGTTCTTGGATATCAGGAGTATCTCCCTTTATTTCAACAATCCCGATACCTTCAACATTAATAGCGCCCATAATCATTCACCGGCGACAGGAACCAACTTCCCATTCTCAATCCGAAATCTAGAGGTTGATTGTTGTTGGGAAGGCAGATTGAATGTTTTTTGAATAGATGATTCACGCTGATTAAGACGTTTCATAATAAAATCCAATCTATTCTGAACCTGTTTAGCCCCCCTCAACCCTGTCAATTTAACATCACTTATCGATCGTTTAATTACCTCTACAGGTATTCTTTGGCCTTGCGGCGTCTGAAGTTTGGCGAAGATCATACCGAGACTATTTTCAATAAGACTTAGAACGGATAAGGTTTTGTTATCGAAAAATCCTTCCTGATCATCAATACTCAACCCGCTTTCCAATGCAATATTTTTAGCAGTCTCAACAATCTTATCTGCCCCAAGATCTTTCAAAACACCAATGGTAGTTTGTCCGGCAGCTCTCAATCCACCAACAGTACCCACTAATTTAGGATCTTTGGCTAATTCACTATTCAGATCATTAATTAATGTCTTTGCCTCGCCGATAAATGCGAGTTGTTCTTTGCCTTTTACTTGCCCTCTGCCTAAAGCTGCACCCCTTGATTTGGCGACCGCTAATTGTTCAGGAGAACTAGGAATAGCACTTGCAACACTGCGTAATGTAGTCCCTACTGGAACACCAAATTCTCTAGCCAAATCCGGTGATATTGGTTTATCAAGATCTCTATCGCGTTGAATAGCTGGGCTGTTCTCTATGATGAAACGCGCTTCTGATATTAAACCAGTCGCCGTTCTTGCCATATTTGGATCACCAGTTAATAGAAGCCGTCGAGAAGTTGTGAATAAACGAAGGGCAGATTTCATATCATCACTGGGTTCTTGACCTTCACCAAAAGGGGCGGTAATAGCGGGGGTATCTATTGTATTATCAGTTCCTTCAGGCGTTAATGATGGGACACCTTGAAGGATAATATTCATATTTTCCCTTCTGGCACGAAGTTTTGCCTGTTCAACTAAAAATGCTGTATTGGCTTCTTCCTGGGCATCATTTCTATGTTTGAATACTTCTTCAATTTGCCGTTGTTTTGCCCGCTGATTTTCAGAGGTCAGGAAGTTATTGAGGCCACTATCCACTAAAAGACTTTCAGCTTTTTCGGCATTCCCAGAAATAATCAATTTATCAATAGCAGCTAAAGCAACATCCTGTTGAAGTGCCTTCTCTTTTGGCCCTTCATCCACTTGACTTATTCCACCACGAAAATCATCCAATAAGGTTGGGATATCTTGGTCAATAATCTTGTTTATATTCTCAGGAGAAGGATCTGATTCTGCGCTCGAAAGCAAGGGGGCCATGCCTTCCTGTAAAGATTGGTCGATATGTTCACCAGCTATCTTTGTGGATAAGGCCCCCGCTTTTCCAGCAAAGCTCGCATTGATATCTTGCAATCGTACCTGCAACTTCGCCTTTGCAGCATCAGATCCAGAGAAATTATCAAGGATATCTTGAGCTCTTTGAGCCATTGAAGCGCCATAACGATCTAATGTCTGATGATTGGATAAATCATCTTCAGGTTTATCTGATGTACTAAGTCCGGTTAATTCTTGATGGTTTTCTGCATTTAGCTTATTGACAGCCCTTGACTTAGCAATAGCATCTTGCTGATCTTGTTGTCGCTGGGCGATTTCCGCAAATTTCTTATTTTGCAATACCTCTTGGCGCACTTTTGTATTTGCTATTTGACTAACAGCCGGGGCCAGTTCTTGTGCAGCGACGCCAAGCGGTGATTGAAATACCCCAGAAGGGGCTTGCACTCCAGGGTCACTGGCTGGTGTTACTGTCGGGACATCTGCTGATGAAGGTAATCTTGGCATTTAATTATCCTGTTTTGAATCGGCTAAATCCAGAAAGCAACGAAGATCCAGCACGAAGAAACCCTCTATTCTGTGCTGAACGTCCTCCTGCCCGAGTTAATTGTGCCTGCTGTTCTAATCGTGTCGCTTGATTCTCACCGCCTGCTCGGACCCTGAGCGCCTGTAATTCCGTTTCTGCGGCAAAGTCTTTAGCAGCGAGCAAAGAAGTCCCTGTATCTTGTTTTACCCCGGCACTACCTAATGCCGCCCGGCGTTCTGCTAATACCCTGGATTGTCTGCGACGGAAATCTTCTTCTTGAATAGCACTGATTTGTTTTAGGCGGTCTGCTTGTTGTCTGTCGATTTTTTCCTGAAAATCAGACTGTTGCTTAACCACAGCTCCTTGTGATATAGAAGAAGCAGCAGTCACAGCAGAAGAAATTATCAACAATTCAGCGCCAGTACACATTAATTAATCCCTTCTAGGCGATAATTCCCGCCAACTTGGGTAAATCCCGTCTTTTCATAAAGCCCACCGACATTCCCAGTCGAATTCCCAATTCCGATATCGACAACTCCATATTCTTTAGCTTGCCGAATATACTCTTTAATCAATAAGATAGCAGCTTTTGTGCCTCTGCTGTCGGGGTTCACAAATAAAGCAAGATCCGCCGACATTTTATCGGAACCAAAATAATGTTGACCAATCATCCCGATAAATCCGCCGATAATCTTAGTCTTGCTTTCCACCACCAAAACGATCCCTTCTTCTATCAAATGACGAATCAATTGTTCAACTTTATCAGTATTATAGTCGAACTTCCTATATCTGCTCTCATTATGCATTAAAATGCCCATTTTCAAAAGAGCGGGTATATCCAATTCAGTTGCATTTCTGACATTCATCGGAGCGGATTCAAATTAAATTCAGGAGCAAGTGCCAACACTGTGAAAGGCGCAGGATCATCACCCTCAATTATTATCCGCCCATCAGTTGCCCAGTCTCCGCTAAATTCTATAAATTGTTCTCCCGTGAATAATGGTGCGGCGGAATCCATTGGATTGGCAACAATCCTGAAATCTTTGGTAATTAGATTGCTTTCATCTGGGCCAAATTTCAGTGTATGGCTATTCAATAGGGCAAATGTCAATCCATAGATCCGTTTGGTTTTCCCTAATGCCGTTCCTGCTGGGTTCCCTGATGAGATCTTGAGTGTTTTAACTTTATGGGTATAACCCAGGCCGATCTGGACAACTGAGGCTGCATTATCAAGAGTGATTTGTGAGCTTGCTACCGTCTTATCCGCCTGGATAGCTCCATCAGCCCATATCTTGACAGTTTCCCCTTCAAGATGCCCCAGACCGGATATGGCCGTTACTTTTAGATTGGCTTTACCTCCTGAGATATAAGTGGTAAATGCGGTTCCATTGATGTTTGATGCATCATCTGGCGAAGTGAGTTCGACAGTATTTGTTGTTTTGTTGGCGACAGTATAACTATTCCCGTTTAATTCCGTCATTCCTTTGACGTCTGTTACCCTGATCACATCGCCATTAGCATACCCATGAGCGGTGATTGTCAGCACAACTGGATTGGCTTTAGTAGCACCTGAAATCGTTGTGGGGTTATCCAGGGTAATCAATGAATCAGAATAATAAGCATCTTCTTGTGAATCTCCTACGTCGAAATCACGCTCGAAAAATTCAATATAGCGTTTTGTTGCGCCATTAATCGTCCTTTTAACTATTACCCAGACCTCATCACGTTTAGTTGAATCTTTGGTTTGTCCTGATCCATTAGCCCCCGGAATAGTCGCGACAGATTCAACAACAGAGTCTAAGCCTTGAAATGATCCACCTAGAATATGTCTGGACCAGCCAACAACATCTTCATCCCTTCTAAATGTCATTGAAAGTAATTGACCATCATTCCTAACAACCCACAAGATAGATTCGGACTCCTGAGCAAAATCCATCTCGATAATCCCGCCAGTATCCTCAGATTGATGAGTAATATGAGAAGCAAGCCGGGTTAAATCTCTAGCAACAAATCCATTGTTCTCGAATGAATAAACCAATTCTTGGATTCTATGTTTTGCCCGTTGTGGGAATAAAACGACACTCCCGATACGGGTAGGCTGGATGCGAGCAGAGCCAGTAGTCGGCTGCCTACGGACCGTAATATCAAGGGGAGTAATTACTACACCGCTGGCTTGAGGAAGCCACACACCCCCTTCTGTGCCGATTGAAAGGGTGTTCTCTCCTGAAGATATCCAATAGATCGCATTGACATCATCCGCTGAAAGTGTGAAATTAAGTGCATCATCTGCTTCAATAGTTCCCGCATCATTATCCGGTTTGAAGTTCTCGAAATCAGCCGTTTGGGATGCCCAAAATGTCTGAGGTAGATTATCAGTCGCCGCTATATAAAGCCGTTGTTCAAAGAATCCAGCAGTTTGAGGATAACCGTCTGTCTCAGACCATGAACCTACCCGCCAAGTCGTTACCGCCGTTGGTGTGGCCTCAAAATCTTGTCTAACATCAGCAACAGCGATGGTTGTCGATGTAATAGACGTAATAATAGCCCAACCCCAGGTAGTCGTTTTCTTATAACGGACCAGCCTTCCTACATCGGTAGATAACCATCCTTGGTCATCATTAACCCCGGTTGTAGAGGAAAGTGTAAGAGTAATCCCAATGCCAGTATTGGCTGAAGGCAATAAAGTCGTGGCTGTAACATTCTCATCAAGATAAGGCCCGTCTTGCCACCCCACCTCGACCAAAGACCATGTTGTATTGCCTAATCTCAATAATTTATAAGTGGGATGGGAGTCATGGAATAAATAAAGAATATCAGCACTTTGCGGTCCTGTGACATTAAATAATTCTGATTCTAGCCAGGGAGTATCGATTTCAACAGCATCGTTACTAATTATTGATACATCGTCTATCTGGACGGTCTTATTGCGAAAACTGCCAAGATTGCGGAATTGGATATAAAACGGCGAAGCTGTCGGAGTAAAGGCCACACAATGATAGCCTACTTCTTTTTCAACAGCAGAGAGTATCTCTGTCCCGGTAATCGTGGTGCCGACCTGAAATTCAATCTTATCTCCAGGGGCTCCTAGCACACGAAACTTAATCACATGTTCAACATTCGTGCTGGTTGTCGTTTCAGTTTGACCGGCCCAACCTATATCAGTCCCAGCAGTACCCCCAGGAATAAGTGATAATCTTCCATTAGTGGCATCATGGGCAATTGACCCACCCCCTGTAGATCGGTCATCCCATCCAGCAATATTAGCGGTGAAAGTTCCATTGGTAATGGCGGCATCTGTCGTAGCGACAACAATTTGACCTTGATGACGGTAAAATCTCATAGCAAGATTACCCATCTCAAGGATATAGGCTTGTGTCGTGGAAAATCTAAACCGTTTCAATCTGCCTTTGACAGAACTGGACTTTAATTCGGCGACGTATCGACTGCCCGACCGGCGCATTAATCCACCTTCTGACAGGGGAATTAGGTTTTCAGAAGTTTCTACGCCAGCACGATATTTTACAAAGTCTAGTCTGGCAGCAAGACGAGGGCTGAGTTCGCCCGCATTAAACGATGGTTGAAGTTCCGCAATTCTTGGCATCAGTCACTCAAGAAATCATCTTTATGGAACCCACCACGAGAACTAGCCCATGACCCCCTGGGGCGAAGCTCAGGAAATCCACCCATTGAATCAGTTGAACGCGCCCTAGCTATTGCCTTTAAGGACTTTTTATCCATAACTTCATGAAGTGTATTTGATGATGCCAAAGGAATAGACATATCTCTTGCTATCAAAAAGGCCAATGCTGTCCTGAAATCAGCGGTCATTAAATTGGGATCGGTAACTTGAGAGACATATCGCAACCAAATTTGATCACTTGAAGTCACGATCGAGTTTTGATTATTGATCTGTTCCATACGATAGAGAACGGTCCCGTGACCGGCATCATCATCATGTACTGAAATCGTCCTCAACCAATCAGACGGTAAGGCATAACCATAATCAAATTCAAATACTGGTGTTGTTGTTGATTGAGCAAGCTTTAGGCGTTTAGTGGCAAAATTCCACGGATGTTCTCGAAGCAAGTTATCCCGTATTTCAGTATAAACATCCCCAACTGTATTAGCAGAAGGAGACCCATCAGATAATGAGACAATCGGTGTGGCTCCGATCCTTCGAAGCCCGATATTAATCACATCGGTTTCACCTGGCATTTAAGCTCCGGCAACCTTAAGTACTTGTTCTTTATCAGCATTTTCATAAATCACTTCATCATCTATTTTCAACTGATGAACTTTCTTGCCGGGATTCCAATGGATTTGAGCCTGATTGGTTTCTTTCTTTGGTTTTTCCTCTTCACCAAAAGATATCCAATCACCAATTATTTCTGCCTTGCGTTTGGATAAGGTTTTGGTCATCGGTTGATAAGGATTCGACTCATTGGTATGAGATACTTCCTGTCTTTCACTGACTACAAAAGTAGCCGATGAAAGTAATTTTGTCTTTTCATGATTCATGAATTGAACATTGAAATAAGTGCCACATCCCCAACCCTGAGAATGAAGGATTCTGGGGATCTCAATATCCAGGTCAACTTGTGCTTTTGACTCTCTGAATCGAACTGTTGGGCGATCCGGGGTCACAATCACTTCAGGATGAATAATCATTTTTCCTCCATTTCTCATAAATCAATTTATCTTCTGCCTTTTTCTCT